CATGAAAATTACATACGACATCGTTGACGAATGATTGGAGGGGTCATTATGAGAGAATTCTGGAACACAATTCAGCTTATTTTTACTGCGGTCGGCGGGTGGCTCGGCTGGTTTCTCGGAGGGAGTGACGGCTTGCTTTTTGCGCTTATTGCCTTTGTGGTAATCGACTACATAACCGGAGTGATGTGCGCTATTTCGGACAAGAAACTGTCCAGCGCAGTCGGGTTCAAGGGAATATGCAGAAAGGTGCTTATCTTCGCTCTGGTCGGCGGCGGGCATATCCTTGACACTCGTGTTATTGGCGCAGGCTCTGTTCTGCGCACTGCGGTGATATTCTTCTATCTGTCGAACGAGGGTATTTCACTGCTTGAGAACGCTGCGCACCTTGGTCTGCCCGTTCCGAAGAAGCTGAAAGATGTACTGGAGCAGCTGCATAAGAGAAGCGAAAAGGAGGACGAAGATGAAGATTAAAGGTGTTGATTTAAGCTACTGTCAGGAGGGCATCAGCTTTCCTGCGCTGAAACAGGCGGGTGTGAGATTTGCGATTATCCGTGCGGGTTTTTCCACCAAGAAAGATGTTACTATGGATAAGTTCGTGGCGGACTGCAAGAAATATGGCATTGACTACGGATTTTACTGGTACAGCTATGCAATGAGCGTTGAGCAGGCACTGACAGAGGCTGAAAAGTGCATTGAGGTAATCAAGACCTTATCTCCGACATATCCCGTATTCTTCGACATGGAGGAGAAAAAGCAGATCAGCGGTCTGAATACGGACACACGCACAAAGATGGCAATTGCTTTCTGTGAAAAGATAAGACAGGCGGGATTCAAGCCCGGAGTTTATGTAAATCCGTCCTTTATGGAGAACTATTACGACAAGAGCAGAATTGTCGGCAAGTACGACATATGGCTTGCTCACTGGACTAACAGCCCCGACTGCCCGTCAAAGAACAACTATGGTCAGACTATGTGGCAGTGGGGACTTGACAGAATAAGCGGTTATGATGTAGACGGTGATATCTGCTTTACCGATTACGGCAAGAAAAATCCTGTCAAGAAAACCATAGATCAGCTTGCTGACGAGGTGCTTGAAGGCAAGTGGGATAACGGTGCAGAGCGTTATAGATTACTGA